CAGGGCGTGGGCAAAACGGCACTGGAAGCCAATCTTATGTGGTGGTTCATTGCCTGTTTTTCCTACCCGCGCATCGTCTGCACCGCACCCACGATGCAACAGCTGGACAACGTCCTGTGGGCAGAAATGGCAAAGTGGCTGGACGCAAGCCCGGTGCTTCAAATGATGTTCACATGGACGAAGACCCGCGTATACATGAACGGCTATGACCGCCGCTGGTTTGCCGTCCCGCGTACAGCCACAAAGCCTGAGTCCCTGCAGGGCTTCCACGAAGACAATATGCTTTTCGTGGTGGACGAAGCATCCGGTGTTGCTGACCCCATCCTTGATGCCATCGGCGGCACCCTGACCGGTGCCAACAACAGGCTTCTCTACTGCGGGAACCCCACAAAGGCGACCGGCGGCTTTGCTGAGAGCTTCCAAGGGGACGGCATGGACTGGTACTGCATGACGGTATCAAGCCGGGACAGCCCCCGCACCAGCAAGGAAAACATAGCTGCCCTCGAAAAGAAGTACGGCAAAAATTCCAATGTGGTGCGCGTCCGTGTGGATGGCCTGCCGCCGGTCGCGGACAGTGATGTGTTCATACCCAGCTACATTGCGGAAAAGGCCACCATGAATGAGCCGCTTCCGCATGACAGCCCGGTGCGACTCTCCATCGGCTGTGACGTTGCCCGCTTTGGTGATGACTGCACTGTCATTGCCCCCAACATAGATGCTGACGTTCAGGAACTGAAAATTCGGAACGGACAAGATCTGTGGGCAACGGCAGAGGACATCATCTTTGAGTATCTTTTCCTGCTGGAGAAGTACCCGCAGTACCCCGGCATGGTCTATGCCATCATTGATGATACCGGTCTGGGCGGCGGCGTGACCGATATTCTGCGCCATGAAAGGGAAGCCAGAGGGCTGAACCAGCTTGAGGTTATCCCGGTGAACTTCGGTGCATCCGTGCCGCAGGAGGATGCCGCTGCCAACTATGCCGACATATCCACATGGATGTGGTCACTGGTTCGTGACATGGCACAGAGCGGGCGGCTGCACCTGCCCAATGATACAGAACTGATCGCCCAGCTTTCCACACGAAAGTACGCTTTTGCAGGAACACCGCCGAAGCTGAAGCTGGAGAGCAAGGACATTATGAAGCGGCGCGGCCTGCCCAGCCCTGATCGGGCGGATGCCGTGGCACTGTCCCTGTATCAGCCCGTCACCTACACATGGGAAATCGGATAGGAGGAAACAACAGAAACATGGCAGTATTTGGATTCGGACGGCGCAATGCCGTTGGGCGGCAGTACAATGGCGGGAACGTCAGCGTTATGCTGCCCCGGTACACTACGCCGCCTGAGCGCAATACGCGGGACTGGCTGGAAATGTTTGGCCGCAACCCGCGTTTGGCGGTTGTGGATCGCATTGCTTCCGACCTGTCCACCTGCGCCGGTAAGCTGTACCGCAAGGATGAAAACGGGGAAGAAGTGGAAATCACGGACCATCCCTTTTTGAATTTCATGGCGCATCCGAACCCTCTCTATGAAATGACTTCGGGTGCGTGCTGGCGGTTGCAGCAGATCTATCTGGAACTCAAGGGCGAGGGCTACTTCGTCTATGAATTTGATGCCCTCGGTCGTCCGGTGGAGCTGTGGCCGCTCCCTACACATTGGGTGCAGCAGACCCCCTATGTGGGCTACCCCTACTATGAAATCAGAACGACCGGCGGACTCATCCGGCAAATCCCGGTGGACGATATTTTCTGCATGAAAGAACTGAACCCGCTTGACCCCTACAAAAGAGGTCTCGGTGCGGCAGAGTCCCTTGCAGATGAGATCGAGACGGACGAGTACGCGGCAAAATTCCAGAAGAAGTTCTTCTACAACGATGCCACTCCGACCACGCTGATCTCGATGCCGGGAAGCAGTAAGGATCAGCGTGACCGTTTCAGATCTGAATGGAATGAGCGCTTCCGGGGGCCGTTCAACTCCCACGGCATTGCCACGGTGGACGGCAACGTGACCGTGACAAAGCTGGCCGAGAACATGCGCGACATGGATATGACGGAGGGGCGAAGGTTCCTCCGGGATGCCGTGCTTGAGCATTTTGGTGTTCCGCGTGAAATCATGGGCATCACGGAGAGCAGCAACAGAGCCACGAGCGAAGCGGCTCAGTACATCTACGCCCAGAACGTCATCATGCCACGGCTCAACCGCAGGGAAGAAGCCATCAATACACAGATTTTGCCGTTCTATGGCAATGATCTTGTCTGGCATTTTGATGATGTGGTTCCGCGCTCGCAGGAGTTTGACAAGGCCAAAGGCATTGACGGCTGGAATGCCGGGCTTTTGACCAAGGATGAAGCACGCGAACTGCTGGGCATGGAACCCTGCAAGACCGGCGGTGACTGTTTCAAGATCACCATTTCCGATATGTTCATCGGCTCCAACGATGACCCGGCGGAGGTGACGACCGACCTGATGCAGGAAAGCACAGATGAAGTCGAAGTCACGGATGATGAAGATACCGGCGGGATGCTGTCTATGAGTGACCGCCGGGAGCATGAAGAAAAATCCCGTGTGCAGAACATCGGCAATCTGCTGGCGGCCGCCCAGAAAGCCCAGAGAGCGAAGTTTGAAGTTGCCACGATGAAGTTCTTCCGGCAACAGCAAAAACGGCTCTCCGGCTCTCTGAGCGGCACTGAGAAAGCAGACTGGAGCGTGTGGGATGTCCTGATGCCCTACATCACGGAAAACCATGTGGAAGACAGCGCCGCATGGTCTGCCCTCGGTGAGCAGGAGCAGAAAAATCTTGTGGAGCAGTTCATTGGTGGCCTTGTCAACTGGCCGTCCGAAGAAACGGCAATGGAAGAAATCTTCAAGCCGCTTTGGAAGCAGACCTATGATGAGGGTACCCGGATTGCAAAACAGGCCTACAATATCCGCGGTGTTGACCGCCCGGAACTGCTCAGTCAGGCAAAGCTCCACGGTGGGAAGCGCGTCCGTCGTGTGACGCAGACCACCAAGGAAAATATCTCCCGCATCGTGGCAAACGGCATTGAAGCTGGTATTGGCCGCGAAAAGATGGCGGATGAGATTTTGCAGGAGTATGAGATCCAGACCCGGAGCAGGGCGCGGCTCATTGCAGACCAAGAAACCGTTATGACGCTGGAGACCGGCCACTATGACATGATGCAGAAAAGCGGCGCCACCACGAAGACGTGGCATCACCGCCCGCAGAAGAACCCTCGTGATGGTTCCAATGGCGGTCCGAACCATGTCAAGATGGACGGAGAGACCGTGCCGATCGATGCCCGGTTCTCCAATGGTCTGCGGTATCCCTGCGACCCGGAGGGGCCTGCACGCGAAACCATCAAATGCAGGTGCTACGTCACCTACAACAGATAAAGGAGGGCGTGAGAGTGGTATTCACGCGAGAAGATGCAGCTCGTGCTGCACAGACCATCGGCATTGACTTCAAAAAGGAAGCATTCCAGCTGGAAGACCTGCTGAACGGCATGAACACAGAGCTTGCCCGGCACGGTACCAAGGCAGGAACGGTCGATGTTACACACGATGACCCCACAATGACGGCGAAGCTGGCAGTTGCAAATCTGCGGGTATCGCCGTCTTATTATTCCCAGCGCGTGGGGAAAAGCGCATGGGAACGCTCCCTTGCACGGGGAGTAAAGCACAAGGGCGCAAAGACCGAGTACAAAACCGTGGAGTTTGAACTGGAGGGCTTTGACGATAAAGAGGGTACATTCTCCGGCTATGGAGCCGTGTTCTCCAATATCGACAGCGGCGGCGACATTATTGAGCCGGGTGCCTTCACGAAGACCATCGCCGAGGGCATCGGCCGGGTGAAAATCCTGTCCGGGCATAACGATAGTCTGCTGCCGATCGGCATTCCCACCGAACTCCGCGAGGATGCAAAAGGTCTTTTTATGAGCGCCAAGATCAGTGATACCACTCTCGGCAGGGATGTGAAGACGCTGATCCATGACGGCGTTCTGTGCGAACTCTCCATCGGCTATGACCCGGTTGTGTTTGACTACGATGAGAACGGCATCCGCCACCTCCGCGAAGTCAAACTCTGGGAAATCAGCGTTGTCACATGGGCCATGAACGAACAGGCAGTCATTACGGACCACAAATCGGATGATGCGGCAACCCGCATCGAAGCGGAAGCGCAGGCCATCGTTACCGAGGTAAAGGCCGGACGCAAAATTTCTGCTTCCCGCATGAAGTCCCTCAAGGATGCCTGTACGTCCATGAAAGCCGCCACAAAGCTGCTGGATAAGATCATTTCGGAAGCGCAGGGTGACAACGGCAAGGGGCATCCCCCGGTAAGCGCACACAAGTCCGTGGAACGGAAATCCGCTCCGAAGAAAACTGTAGAAATTATTTTTTGACACAGGAGGAAAAATCAATGCGTCTGAAAAACAGAAAGAAGTCCGCAGCCGCCATCAAGTCTATGAAGGTGGGCACCGATGAGCTGAAAGACCTCATCAAGGGCGCCGTCAAGGAAGCTATGGGCGAGGAGGACGATACCGGCGATGATGGCAGTGATACTGCCGCCGCGCTGGATGGCGTTACCGCAGAGGACATGGCCGATATTATCGAACAGGCCGTGGACAATGCCAACGAAAAGCGCAAGTCCCGCAAGGATGCTGGTGAGGAAGTCGGCGACCTGACGGCTGATGAAGTCATTCAGGAAGCCGCTGAGATCATCGATGCCATGACCGCAGATGAGGGTATGGACGATGATGAAGCCGATCCTGAGGGCAAGGATGACGATGAGGCTGACTCTGATGAAAAGGATGACGACGAAGCCGCTTCTGAGGATGATGCCAAGCGCCGCAAGTCCGCTGCATTCCGCCGTCAGGTGAAGTCCGGCACCGCTCCTGCCCAGCGTAAGTACTCCAGCCTGTTTATGGGCGGCACCGCTTCTGCCAAGAAGCAGCAGAAGAGCGTTCCCCCGCTGGTGAATCTCGCCCGCGCCATCAAGTGTCTGGATGTCTTCGGCCGGCATGACCCGGAACGTGCTGAGTTCTACGCCAAGAAGTACTACGAGGATATGTCCATGGCCCGCGAGTTCAAGGCCATGTCTGCCACCAACCCGACCGCTGGCGGCTTCCTGATCCCGGAAGTCTATCTGGATGAGGTCATTGAACTGCTGTACAGCAAGACCGTCATCAAGGAACTGGGCGCACGCACCATTCCGCTGGAGAACGGCAACCTGAACATCCCGCGCATGACCTCCGGCACCCGCGCTATGTGGGGCGGTGAGGGCCGAAAAATCGCTTCTACCCAGCCTGCATTCGGCAATCTGCGCCTGTCTGCAAAGCGTCTGGAAGCCATTGTTCCCCAGACCCGCGAACTGCTGATGAGCACCAAGTACAGCGCCGATGAACTGTTCGCCGCTGATCTGTCCCGCCGTATGCAGCTCGGCCTTGACTGGGGCGCTCTGTACGGCACCGGCGGCGAGTTCCAGCCCACCGGCATTGCCAACACCCCCGGCGTTGAGAAGATCGACGCAAAGAAGATGGATGCCCAGTATGCCGCAGACGGCAAGCTGACCGCTGATTTCCCGGTCTATGTGAAGTCGCTGGTTATGAGCAAGAACGTGGACGATCAGGCTCTGGGCTGGGCTTTCAACTCCTTTATGGAGGGCTATCTCAAGAACATCAAGACCACCACCGGCGACTACATCTACCGCGACGAGATGAACGCTGGTAACTTCCTCGGCATGCCGTACAAGGTTTCCAATCAGATCCCCACCGACAGCAAGACCGGCTGCACCGAAATGTTCTTCGGCAACTGGGCAGACCTGATGATCGGCGATCAGATGGGTCTGGAGACCTACACCACTCTGGACGGTACTTGGACGGATGAAAACGGTGTCCAGCACAACGCCTTTGAGGAAAATCTGACCGGCACCCGCGCGCTGATGTACGATGACATTGGCGTGCGCCATGTTGAGAGCTTCGCCTACGTCCACAATATCAAGGTTATCTGAGGAGGAAGACTGCTATGAAAAGAGCACTGTTTGATACCGTCACCGTCCTGCCGTTTGCCAGCGGCAATGTGGTTGACCGCACCGGCTATGAGAGCGCCGTGCTGGCTGTTACTGTGGAAGCATCCCAGACGGCCACCATCAAGGTCGAAACCGCCGACAGCACCGCCGGTCCGTATGAGCCGGTCAAGGACGGCCGCATCTTCGTTGATAACCCGGTCAATGAGGATGGCGAGGCCGTCATCGAGAACGAAGCCGAAGCTCAGGCTGTGGCGAACCTCGACATTGACCTGATCGGCTGCAAGTCCTGCGTCAAGATCACCGCCACCAACGGCACCATTGGTGCGCTGACGCTGGGTGACGCCACCAACTGCCCTGTCAAGGAAAGTATCTGATGGAGGGCTGCATGATGGCGAGAATGTTCAAACCGCCCAAGTCCGCCCCGCGCCCTGCTGAGAACAAAGCAGTTCATGCAAAGGAGCGGAAGACCGCCGCAACCCCGCCTGCGGATTCGCAGGAAGCCCCGGAAAAGGGCGCTCAGTAAAGTTTCCCTCTGATGGGGAAAGCCTGTCAGAGGGCTTTTATTTGGAGGTGTCGTGTTGGCCGTAACACTGAGAGAAAATGCCCTCACCACTCTGGATGCCCTGAAAACCTCGCTCGGCATCGACCCGGCGGAAGAAGATGCACAGC